TAAACGGATGCGACTGCAGTAAATCCAGCCATAGTAGGAATCAATTTTGATTCCCCAGGGGAACGGATCTGTTTCACAGTTTCCTGTACCGCTTTAGTCAAGGGTATTTTTGCATTAACTTCGTTAATTTTTATGAATTGTCGCCAGTCGTCGACAGAGAGGTTTCCGTGTGAAGGATATTTCACTGAACCCACTCCTTACCACATGCGCAGATGCAATGTGTTAATTGTAAATCATCGAGGAAGAACTCGCCAATATCTGTTCCGTGACAGGTATCACAAACTGCGGTCAAGGCGATCATCTCTTAGATTGTTTTGCACGTGAAGCACGTGCTTTTTTAGCAGGCACCAATTTCTTGGTAGCCTTTTTCTTATCAGTATAACGGTAACGCATCTGCTTACCGTCTTTTGTAAAAGTTTTTCCATAATTGTAAGCCATTAGAAGCACACTCCGTGAGCATGGCTAATCAGTTTGTCAGTAATTCCTAGGAAGTGACTGAGTATTAAGACCATTAAATATTCTATTCGATTATTCTTAAGATGGTCAAGTGCGGTAGTAACCTTAGTAGCAGTAACTAAAGTTTCAGTGGATGGAGTCATTCAAAATTCCTCCATAGTTTCGCACAAGTACCCACGGTGGTTACCTGGTACTAGTTCGACAGTTATCAAATTCTGATTTGTTGATCCAGCTAGTTCTGCTTGATTCAAAAAGTCTATACGAATTAGTCCACATGGTGCAGTAAAAGGCCCAGTGTGGAATGTATTGATACCAACAGTAGATTGGTTCCAATTGTATCCTTGAGTTTCAAGTTCTACAAAGTTTGTACTTCCACCAGGATAAGCGTCCTGGTTATATGGAAGTTCATTGTTTCTAAATTGAGCATTGTCTGTTACATCAGTTGAATCTCCGCCAACATCGAACATCTCTTGCATCCATCCTAAAGATATGATAGGTGCATCAGGGTCAGGAGAATGAGGGCGATCTCTAGAATCAGAATAGCCTTGAATCATTCCCTTTGATGTAGTAACATCAGGACCAACCATATGTAAAGAATATTCGTTGGTAACACCCGGTGCGCCGTCATTAGGAACAACAATCTGAGATTGAATCCATTCCGGTGATAATTGAACCGGAGAACTGGAGATTAATCCAGTTTGGAAAGGTCCGACAACTCGCCCAGGTCCTACACTGACTGGGCTAAGATTTGTAGCCAAGTCATGGCTAAATTCCATACGGATTTTAAAATCTCTAAATCGAGCAGCGGTTTCCATAGAATCAGAAGCCATCAAAGCATCGTCTTGCTGTTTCTTCCAAAGGCTAAAGGATTTCATCCAAGCATTAGCAGTTGTCCAGGTATGTGGAATCGTGTTAACATAACATGTCGATCCACTTGCCGCAGCGGTACCTTGCAACTGAGAGACTTTGACATTGGCAATTGCCCAATTGAGGCCTTGCCTGTAGAATCTTCGATTAAGTCTAGATACAGCATTGCTGATCGAAATATAACTGGTAGAACTACCAGTACCAGTAACAGGAACTACGAAATGAAGTTTCATTACTGCTGGGGCTAACGCTCGTGCTTTCTTGTTGAAGGATCTCTTCGCCATAAAGCAACTGGGGGTGGAAGTAGTCTATTAACTTACTTCTGTCCACGATTGAACAAGCAATCACGGGCCCCTACCCCCACAGAATCTAGTAATTGCCATATACATGTATACGGATTCCTATCTTCTTAGCCTTCCACCGGAGGTGGGGGTCTTTAGATTTAACGGACGAGTTGCTCGTAAATCATCCTAGTTTTTGAGAAATCAAACACTTCGGGTTAAAGAAACTGGAATCAATAGGTCGATTGATATACTTCAAATCAACCAATCGGCATTGGTAATAACCAAATTCTAATTGGATCATAGGTCCAATATTACAATGAGGACAAATCATTGTATCAACCTACAGTTACAGTCCATAGGCCAGCACTGGTTACAATACAGTCGCTTGTTATCTAGATAGAATCCTAGAATCATTCGATCACACCGTCCAGGAGAGCGGCGGTCAAGTTGTGTATTGCATCCTGCAATTCTACAACCTCAATCTTAAGACGATCAATAGTTCGGGCAAGGCTTGTGTATGGGTCTTCGTCCATATACTGCCCTTAGTAATTCTACATATAGAGTAGAAAGTAACTTTTTAACACTTAGTGTTAATCAAACAATCCATATCCGAATGCGAATATAGCTGCATCTGGAATAGCCAGAAGTCCAACGGCCAGAATATCTCCAAATGGGAGAGGACCGTCTGCAGCTACTAAAACTGGAACAGCAGCATAAACGGATGCGACTGCAGTAAATCCAGCCATAGTAGGAATCAATTTTGATTCCCCAGGGGAACGGATCTGTTTCACAGTTTCCTGTACCGCTTTAGTCAAGGGTATTTTTGCATTAACTTC